CGTGTACTATAGTGACTACTTCTGACCCGCAATGGGAGTGGCCTCAAGACATGAAGAATATGGAGTAACCGTTAGACTTACCTACGTCCTCTGGCTTATCTTTAGGGTCATGGGGCGTAGGTATTCCTTCAGCTTGCATCTTCTTGATGCGTTCCTTTGACTTCTGGCACATGCTGTGGTAGTCAATGGACGTGTAGCTCACTGTGTGGTCTTTATCCTTCTTCATTGCTGTACTCCTTGTTGCTTAAGTTGTTCTTGTTCCTCTGGGGTTGGTACGTCCTTAGCGGATTCCATTGATTTCAGGGTGGCTAGGTTTAAGGAACCTTGTAGCGTTTTAGTAAAATAAGTACCTACGTCCTTAATGTAATCACCCCCGCCCTCCATTGTTGCCTTTATCCACGATTTAATTGATCCTTGCGGTGGGTTGGCGAGCTTTTCTACTACGTCAGGGTCTAGCAAAACTTCAGCCGACTTTGTGTAGAACTTGTTCTTACCAGATGTTGTTACAGACTTCATAGTTAGGTTAATGAATTTCCTTTCTGTGGATAATATCTGGTTCCTAAATGTACCAGCGGCCTCTCCGATACTTACGCCCGTCATGTCTTGTAATGTATCAATTACTCCTGTTTCACCTAAGGAGTCCTTGAGTAGATTACTCATTTGCCCCATTAAGTCCCTTAGCTCTGCAAGTTTATTTACGTTTCTAACATATCTGCTATCAAACAAGTCAGATACTGCCTCTCCGTGTGTGTTTATAAAATCCCTCATTGAGCCTTTGCTTTGCATAGCTTGACCTAAGAACTCTTGCCTAAGTCCGCTAAGAACCAAGTCTCTTTGGGCAGAGTCTAGCTGTTTTATGTCTTCTAAGTATGCTCGTCGATTCTTAGGTTTGTTCAGCATTTCTTTGACAACAGTGCTTAGGTTTTTGTCTACGATAGCCCTAAAGAAACTGTTAGTTAGCGCCCTAGACTTTTCTTTGTACGCCTCGTTGTGACGGGCCTGAGTATTTTTAATACTACGCAGTCTGCTAGTTGATGCGTTAAACTCTTCAGTTAACCCAGCAAACTCTATTAACCTCTGGTTTCTTCTCAGGAACGTGTCAAGTTTATTTGGGTTCATTACTCCGCTGGCGTCCACTACTCCCGCCTGCTCAGCCTTGAGCCTCACTGCGTGTCTGACAACAGCCATCCCCTGTTTTCCTACAAAGTTAACGTAATCTCTAGCCTGCTCGTAATTCATAAGACTCTGAGCCGCACCCGACAGAAACTTCCTTGACTTTATCTCACGCATACCTTCTGCCTTGAGTGGCAACCCTATCTCGTCGTAGTAGAAGGCGTCAGCGTCTCTGAGCGACTGTACAAACCTAGGAGAATCTGCTGCCTGCTGAATTAGTACTTTATCTACGGCACCCTTAAGAGTGAACAATCGGCTGAGCAACTGCTTCTGATCTGAGCTTTTGTCATATACTCTGAATAGCGTGGAGACTTCACGATTAAGTGACTTCTTAAGTGATACTAAGTCTTGGCCTGTTATCTTAGGCATTTGTACTTGAGACTCTTCTTCTCCTGCCCTCTTTTTAGGCTTTAGAACTACCTCTAGTTTTTTAGCAGTAGAACTTTCAGGACCAAAGATGTCTGATGTTTTTACGCCTTTGAACAGAGACGCTAAAGTAGCTGCTGTTTCATCAGGCAAGACGACCTTTTTACCTTCTGTTTTAGCTAGATCATACAGCTTACTTGCTGCCCGCCTAACCTCTGTTTCTTTCCGTGCCAGAAGCTTAGAAGACACCCTGCCAACATCTATAGAATCTTTAGATCCCAATGTTTTAGTAGTTATGCCAGCTAAGACATTATCAATGTTTTCCATCTTGCGATCTAGACTAGACCGGAGTAGCGCCTCTGTTTTCTTAAGGTGATTCTCAGATACGTTAGCTATAACTACCCTGTCAATTTCCTCTGCGCCTCCCAAGATCTTTTCAAAACTATCTGCAACACGTGCGGCGTCCCTTCCGAGAGTTTCTGTCAACTCCTTTTGAAATCCTTTGTTGTTTTGTGTTGTCTTTCGCACCCAATCCCGTACAATGGGGTTCTCCACCATCGTAGCTACTAATCCCCCTATCTCTAGGTCAGGAACATCTTCTTTTATAGAGGCTAAGTTTTCTACGGCTCTTGCCACTTCCTGAGGTGAACTAGTATCCTTGATTCTATTGATTTCAGCACGTACCTTGCTGTTAGCCATAGAGTCGGAGGCGGCTCCTAATGTTCCAGTATCTCCTCCTGCTACTTTCGTTTTAACGTCACCAGCGACCTTAACCCCTGTAGAAATAGCAGCCGACGTAGTAACCCCTGTAGCAGTAGCAAAAGCACCACCACCAACCGCACCAGCCAACTCTTGTACTAAAGGGCTTGCCCCTAGCTCTCCAGCAAGTTGAGAAGCGCCCATACCACCAATAGTCCCTCCTGCCGTTGATGTAACCGCTGGTACTAGGCCTTTCATAAGCGCCATAGCGCCTGACTTAATGGGGACGCCCACGGTTGTTAGTGGGTCAGCTAGTCCCGCTACTATCTCGTTTCCCAGACCTAACTCAGCGTCCATGGGAACGCCTGCCATTTCTCTTGCAGCCCTCTCTTGAGTAACTCCTGCGTTCTCTACCTTAAAAAGATCTTCGTTACTAATTAAAAACGTGTCGGGTATTAACTGAACGGCGGCACGGCTTAGGCCTAGTTTTACCATATCTCCTATTGTAATATCGTCATCCTTGTTGTCAGTACCCGTTGGCGATTCTGTGCGCTTAGCCTGAGGAGCGTTTAGTTCAGCAAACGCTATGATCTTGTCCTCGTCCCAGTCATCAGGATGCTCTACTGTAACAACCTGACCGTCAGAAAGCTCTACTCTTTTAGTGTCCATTAGACTTTCCTTAATTAAGAACTAGGTATGATTCTAGCTTGGCCTCTACCGTTTAAAATAAAATTCTTGGCTTTTATTGCGGCTTCGGATTCCCTCTGGTCCCCATGAAGGATCAGAGAGTTGATAGTGTTGAGTTGCTGTCTTTCTGCTAGAGCACCCACAACCTGCATAATTTGTCCGTACTCTTTTACTGTGTCTTCAGAAAGCCTACCTGATGTGACCCCAAGAACAAAGTCGTTAAACTTGTTAAGGAGGTCTTTGTTGCCTCTGAACTGGTCCAACTCTGCTACGGCCCTAACGTCACTGTCTGTAGTTCCGCTTACAATCCTCTCAATTAAAGGCTTAAGTCCCGATATATTTTCTGTTGTTAATGTCTCAAGACCCTTAAACTTATCTACACTAATTAAGTCTGTTTGGGTTTGGGCAAATCCGGGGTCTATTTTGTTCAGTAGATCAAAAGCATCCCCGACACCCTGAGGAGTTTTCTCCTCAATCATCGCCGTCAACGTGTTAGCCAGAGATGCATTATGTACTTGGTCAACCACTAGATTACGCGCTAGCTTTAACCCATCTACCGTGGTTAAATCAATATCTTCTTCAGGGACTCCCTCAGCAATCAACATCTCTGTTAGGCTTCTTTTATCATCGGGGGCTTTCCCTTGATCTTTATCTCTTCCAATTAGCTCTCGGCTTTCTTCGGCTCCTGTTACTGTGTTGTAGCCTATTCTGTACTGGTTGACAATAACTTCTCCAGTTTCGGAATCTGTTTCAACAACGCTCTCCGTAGTTAAACTCAGGTTCTTTTCCTCTGGCTTCTTGCCCACCTGAGCGTTTAGGTACTCCACTGGGTCCAGAGCCCTAGCGTTCAAGGCAGTCAAAGCCCCTTGGTCACCCTTCTGCCGAGCCACCTGTACTGCTCTCTTTCTCTGGGCCTCCTTCTGGATACTCTGTCCCCCACTCTCCAGAGAAGACACTTGAGCAGTTCTCTTCGCTGTAGCCTGAGTAGCAGCAGTAGTAAACGCAGTAGCAGCATCTGTGTTACCTTGTGCACGATACTCATTGGCAAGCTGCTGTAGCTTCGCAGGGTTATTTGCGTGTTGCTTTAGCAACTCCTGTATTTCTGCTTGGCTTCTCTCTGTAGCCCGTTGTTCCATCATACGACCCGGAGCACCGCCAAGACCGCGAGCAGCACTGGTTAACTCTTTCTGGTACGTCGGATTCAGAAGACCCGCCAGCATCTGTTGTGAAAATCTAGCCATTAGTCAACTCCTAATCAAAAAAATCCAAGATGTTAAAACCTTCTGAACCGCCAAAGAGTCCACCTAAAACGCCAGTACCTAAGCTACCCAACAGATTAGCCTGAGCTTGCTCTGCTACCAGCCTAGCCTCAAGACCACTCATCATTGTCTCACCGTACTGACCAGCGCCAAACAACTGTCCCTGCTGTTGCATCTGCTGATAAGGCATCATAGCCTGCTGTAGTTGCATCATCTGAGTCTGTGGTAGGTACGCAGCGCCCATAGAACCAACACCTAAGTTTTGATGTGCCGCTAGTTGTTGCAAGTCTGTCTGAGACAACTGACTACCCATGCCTGTAAACATCTGTGCTTGATTTGCCAACTGTGATTGTTCTGCTTGTGCTTGACCCATAGCCTGTAGCATGGCTGAGTTTCTAGCTTCTGCTTGTGCTTTACCAAACGCTAGTTGTTCAGGAGTTCCACCAAACTGTGCAGTCTGTACACCTAAGCGTCCCTGTGCAGCCAGACGCTCTTCCATTGCTTGTGCCTGTCGTTGCTCCTCAGGAGACTGTGCAGCCCTGATACGTCCGTAGATGTCTTGCTCGCGTTGCGCCATGTTAGTGTCACGCAAGTCCTGCATCATGCCGCTACCTAAGCCAAACGCTTGTCCTGCAGCCGTTCGTCCTTCTTGTTGACCATAAGGAGTACCAGCAAGTTGCTGTTGAGCACGAGTAAGCATAGACTGTTGGAACGCTTTCTCTGGGTCAGAAAGACTCATGCTTGTGCCTACGCCAGTAAAGTTACCTTCCTTATCAAACTGAGGAGTTGCACCAAAGCTACTACCCATTGTATTCGCCACAGTAAACGGCTTAAACTGAGACATTCCTATGGATTGTTGTGCTAATTCGTAAGCACCGGGAACGTACATTTGTTTATTTGTACGAGGATCAGTAAAGTAAGTTCCTGCTAACGATTGTTCACCAATGTCTCCAAGACGACTCATAGCCTCTGCTGTAAGCAAACCGCCACCTACCGTACCGCCTATGCCTAATAAGGCTTTTAACCAAGCTTCCATCAGTAAGTTTCTCCGTTAATCGTCCCTGTAGACAGAGTTCCTGTAAACGTCAAGTTAGGTATAGTAACAGTACCTGTAAACGTAGGTGAAGCGGTGTTCGCCTTAGTTGCAATGGCTACCGCAATATCGTCAAACTCTGTGTTAAATTCAGTGCCTTGAATAATCTTGCCAGCATCTCCAGAAGGCAGACTATCCTTAGCAGCAAAGTTAGTTGTCTTTGTATAGTTGCTCATAGTGTTTTACCCATTAGTGCTAATACGTTAATTTCTTGGAGAGATAAAGCAAAACCGTTTATTTCTGACTCAAGGCCAATAGTAATAATAGTGCCAGCGCCTGTAGTGTTAACAGGAGGTCTGGTTGTTGTTGCTCCTCCGGTGAACTCAGCAACTGTGTACTCTGAAGCTGCTTCGTTAAAGTAAAAGGGAGTCTGGTTACCTACCGTAAACTCTTCTGTACTGTACGATGTACCAAAGTCATACGCCCACTTCATAAACACAGTAGCGCTGTTAGCACCTACCAATGTTGGACGTATTTTCTTCAAGAACTTAAGTTTAGATGGATCACCAAACGTCAGTCCGGGGCTGTAGTACCTAAAGCGGTAACTGGAAGGCTTAATCGTACCTGAGTCGTTGTACTCATCAGTGTACCCAGCGTACTCACCTACGCCGTCCACAGTACCTACAAGGAGCGTACCGTCGTTCTTTCTCTCGTAAGACTTAAACGGTGCAGAGGTCCACCGTGTGACTCTGTAAGCGTTGTTCTCTAGCCTACCCTTGAGATCAAAGCAGTACGTAGTTGACCTGTCTGGAAACGTAATGAGGTAAAAGGAGTTCTCAGGGCTGTACACAGATGCCGTTGGTGCAGCCCGTGTTTCAATCAAACTAATAATCTCAGACTTTATGTTTAAACTTAAGTCGGACAGCGGTAGTGACTTTTCTTGTATAGTCCTACCAAAACTCCTCAAGCCGTTATTAGACATAAACAACACATCAGTACCTATGTGCTGCACAGAGTTTCTACAGATGCACCCAACGCCAGCAACGGTATCAGCCAAACCCATAGTTGCTGGACTCACGGCGTTACCGTACACGATGATACTGTGCTTACCTAAGATCAGCAGAGCGTTGTTGTGGGCAACCAGCGCCCGTACTTCATCGTACCCATCAGGCCAAGCCTTAGATACATCTATAGAACCACTGGAGCCACCAGTGAAGTCTGTGCCTATCAGCAGGTCAGACCAGTATATAGTCTGTGTGTCTGCTGCGTTATCTACGATCCACAGCCTACCGTAAGCTGCTAGAGCCTCGTGACAGTAGAAGTTAGTGTTAGTAGAACTGCCTGTTGCTGTGCCAAACGTCCTGAGTCCTGTCGCGTTGTCGTACACCAGAGGCTCTTGTCCACGCTGGAAGAAGTAAGCCTTATCGTTAAAGTTTACAATCTTCCAGTTGTCTGCGCTGATCGTGTAAGAACCCGGAGTAATATCTGTCAGCGTGTCATCAGGATTAGTCGTCTGTGTAGTCTTAAATATCTTGTTGTTACCGGTGACAAAGACTTCCTCGTTACCGGCGTCATCGTAAAAATGATGCACCTTAACAGCGTAATCAGAACCTAGAGGTGTGTTAACAGAAGTCAACAAGTCTACACCCTTACGTGCAGCAATACGCCCACGCTTGTCAATCACAGCGTTGTCAGCAACGTCAGCAAAAGACGGATCCTGTGCAATCGGAGAGTCTTCTGTGTTGACTCCTTTAAACGCAGGAGCAACTAAGTTAATACTTTGTAGCGGCTGTGCCATACGTCAGGCTCCTACGGAGTGTACCAGATGGTTTCTTCAGGGTGCTTCTGTGCGTCCAGAGCAATCGCATCAGACAAAAACTTATCAGCAATACCAAAGTACTCAGGTGCTGATGTACCGCCTGTCTCGCCACGCTCACGAGCTAACAGAGCTATCGCTAGGTGTATCACGGGTTGACTAGGTATAATTAGTTCATCTGTGTCAAGGATTAACTCAGGGTTTCTAAGCGTACAGTTGAATCTTAGGTCATACACACCGTCAGGCTTAGGATAAATGTCTACCTGAGTGTCACCACTAGAATTTACTCCGTTGTACGTGTAGTACTTAGGTGAGCCGCTAGGTGGTGATTGATTCAAGTACTTATCGTTAAACCAGTGCTGCGTCTGGTACTGCATAAAGATGTTTGATGTGTCGTTAATTACGTCTAGTACCTTGATCTTGTTTTGTGACCCAGTAAGTACGTAGTTAAAAATATCAGCAGACGTAGTTACCGTAAGGGTAGTCCTTAGTGCTGACCAATCCCAAGCATCCTCTATCATCTTCTTAGCGTCGTTTACAAAATCACCCGTTAGTTTACTGTAGGTTGTATCTTGTACACTAGACACCTCGTTTTCACGTAAGCGCCTGAGGACGTTATTTACTAAGTTTAAATATGTCATCTTATGCCATGCCCTCAAACAAACTTCGTTTAATTATGTTGTCTAGTTCAGCCATGTAGTCCTTCTGTGGTGGTGCTGGAGGCTCTGGTACAGCCTGTGGTGTGTAACTTATGCCAGCTAAGAACGGATTAAACATTCCACCGCCGCCGCCACCGCCGCCACCGCCGGTTTCTGGAGGAGGAGGAGTAACGCCAACACAGGTGCCTTCTGCGTCCATCGACGAACCTTCAGGACACACGGTACAATCAGGGTAGTCAGTGGCTCCGTTTTCACAGGTTACTTCTTCACACTCGTCCCTTGTTTCAGCAAACGAACCGTCAGGACATTCTACCCAGCCACATTCTAAAGGATGAGCAGCGGCGTACTCTGGATCACTACAGGGTGTAGGTTGGTCACAGTCTCCCAACGTAGGAGCCATAGTCCCGTCGTCACACTCTACCCAACCACAGACTAAAGCATTAGCAGGATCAGTGCAATCTATTTCTTCTTCACAGCCCTCTAACGTAGGAGCCATAGTCCCATCAGGACACTCTACCCAACCACATATCAAAGCATTAGCAGGATCAGTGCAATCTACTTCTCCACAAAGCTCGTTATCTTTTGCGTACTCTTCGTCTTGTTGACACAGTGTTTCTATAGAAGTACAAACGTCGTACCCTTCTGGTTTGTCATAGAGTTCGTTACACGGACCGCATTCACCCTCTTGTTCGTAATTTGTGGCATTAGGGTCTTCACAGGTTTTTGGTGGTAATTTTGTGGGCTGACAAGTGCCAATTGTCGGGCTACCTTCGACGTTATCCATCTCGTAGCCTTGCTTACACCGGCATCCTCCCTGACCATCTGATTCAGAGTTAATATCGTTTTCTTCACAGGTTGGTGCAGGAGACGCTATACAGTCATCCAAAGAGTCGGCATAAGGTGTTGTGCTTCCTTCTGGACACTTAACTTTATTACAGTCTTCATAGTTGGTTTCTGTAATCTCTGAGCAGTCCACTTGTTCTATGTCTTTACACGGTGCATCGTCTGGTCCGTACCCTTTTGCCTCATCAGCACACAGCTGCGCTATAGAAGTACACTCATCGTACCCTTCTGGTTTGTCATAGCCTTCGTCACAGCCTTCTGGTTCTTTTATTCCTTCACAGGCGTATCCGCTTTCTGAATACTGTGACTTTCTAACAAAGCCGTTAGATGTCGGCTCACAGTTACTAAGAACAGTTGAACACGGTAGTCCTGTAGTTGGTTTACAGATGCCGTTTTCATCGTACTTCCCAGAAACTGTAGACGTAGGCGCGTCGCGACAACTTGGAGCGTAAAAAGCAGGAATCTCCATTGTACATTCCTCGCCCGGAGTTCCTGTGTTTGTGTTTGGGTCGTCTATAGGAGTAAAACCAAGACTAGGATTACAAGGATCATAAGAATACGACTGACCTTCACTATCAACTACTATACCGTCTTTGTCGTCGTCATAGTAATCCCACTGCTTTGTGTCAAGCTCGTCTCCTTCTTCACACGGCTCGTCAGTGCCGCCGTCGTCACCTTCCCTTACACATTTTTTCTTATCTTTATCAAATTCAAAACCACTCTTACAAGGACCACAGCCGCCGTCGTCACCTTCAGGCGGGTCTGCGTTTTCATCGTTACACACTAACTCAGGAGCCGGTGTAAAGTACATAGAACTGGGGATGTCATCTGCACAAGGGTCATAGGTAATTGAATCACCACCGTAGAAAAAAGCACCATCTTGGTCAGTATCTTCAGGTAAATACTCAGGTTCATTACCGTTTGTGCACTGACCACCGCTGACATCAATACAGAAACCTTCTGTGCTGTACTGTCCTTGGTTTGTAGTTGTAGAGTCTCCGGGATATTTACTAGGCTCCGCAAAACACGAGTGACCCGGTGTTACACAAGCTGCACCAGCGATGCCACCTCTGCGTACTTGATTTGGATCGGGACACTCATCGTCACCGTCGTCACCGTCTTTTTCTCCGCAAGTTCCACCAGTTTCTACATCAAACTCGTATCCTTCAGGACAATCACACTCTCCACTAGCAGGATTATAAGTACCAACATCTGAACATTGAGGGTCTTGTATTACATCACAGTCGTCAACGATTCCTTGAATTATGCCGCCTGTTGTTTCTTGACCGCTTGAGTTTTCACCGCCAGTACAGTTTACGTATCCAGCCGTTTCACAAGCATCTTTATTATCGTTAAAGTAGTCTTCTTCTACACACTTAGTTTCGTCAAACGGGTCTGGGTCGTCACAAGACTCCCCTACCTTTACGTACTTGCCCTCACCACAGTCTTGGTAGCCGCATTTTTCAAAGTTGTCTGCATTAATCTCACTTACATCTTCGGGGCAGTCTTCGTCAATAGGTGCAATAGGAAGTAGGTTTGTAATCTCTTCTTCTAGTTCTCCCCAGACCCAAGTAGCAGCATAAACACCAAAGATTCCTTTGAGCCAATCAATAATGTCACTAGCTTTAGTATCAGTTGCATCACCAAAAATTTCTTTAACTTTTTTAAGGACAGCGTCTTTCCAACCCTCTAGTGTTCCCGCAGGGTCTTCTATAAAATCACCGATGTCTTTTCCGATGCCCTTGAGAAAGTCCTCAAAGTCGCGGTAGGTGCCTACATCAATTTCACCCATGCCCGGAAGTTGTGGTAAACCGGGTATACCTACTAAAACATTAAAGTTTACACAGTCTTTCCAGCAGTACGTGCCTTTATCTGGGTTTGCCGTGTCACAGCCTTCTAAGTCTTGACACTTTGCAGGAATACCTGCTTCTGCAACTTTGTCGCCAATTTTCTTAATACATTCTATAGGGTTTCCAACGCAGTCTGTAATTACGTCTTTAAAGTCGTCGTAGATGCCCTTAGCAGTGTTAGCAATGTCCTCGCCTACTTCATCTACGTAGTCTTGGAAAGACTTATCTGCGCACTCTGGGTCATTTGGGTTAGCGTTACAGTCTACAACGCCGCCAACGTCAGGACACTCAGTACCTTCCTGTACAAATATGTTACCACCACAGGGAGTATAGTTAGGTAAGTTAGGGTCATCTAAGTCTTTAGGGATTAACTGACCGTCACTGGTTATCTCGTAGCCACACTCTTCAGCGTTTTCTTGATTAACAGTTGTACAGTCTGCGTTTTCAATACAGTTTCCCGCAGCGTCTATTGTTCCATAGCCATCGGGATTGTTTGGCGGGTCACAGGAATTACCCGCAACAAACGTACAATTTCCATCTTTATCCAGTATACCCTCAGACCCGTGCGGCCCATCAGCACAACTCGCTCCGGGTAATTGAGTTGGGTCTTCCCTGCAGGTTCCGTCAGGATTAGTTATTCCAGCAGTGCCTTCGCTAGTTGTACACCCTGTTCCCGCAGTAGGTCTTGTGTCCCACCACCCAGCGTCTTCGTACCCAAATTCTCCTAGTATATAACCAAGGTTAATGCTTCCACGAGTCTGACAGTCGTCATCGTATTCATTGACTTCTTTTAATTCGTGGCAATATTTTAAGCCGTAAAAGACCTTGCCTTTATTTTCTGGCTTCTCTAGCCATTCAGAATACTCTTTTGTTTTAGCTAGACTGTTTTCTGCCGACGCAATTTCAGAATCAGAGTAGCCCTCTGCCCTAAGTATTCTTTCTACGTCTTCCCAAGTTTGTGGGGCCTTCCCACCGTAAATAGTGTCTCTGAGGTAGTCGGAGTAGACTGTTGACTCAGTTTCGCCATCGTCGTCGTACCCATAAATAGTATGTGGATTACCGTCAGAATCTACAGCGTAAAGCTCGTTTACTCCGTCACCGTTTAAGTCGCTTGCCTGCCAATCAACGGCACCTTCTGGCAAAGGCCCAAATATCTGTCTAAGATAGGCTGCTAGTGTTTTGTATTCTGGATTAGATGATCCCTGAGGACCAAGCGGATCAAACCCGGCAGCAAGGTACTGTCTAACAAAAGACCAAAAATCAAAGTCTGGCTGATCTGGATCTATCGTATCCTTTCTCTCTTCCATACCTTAGTCAGCCATCCTTATGTACCTTTAGTGTGTCTGCTTCCCTTGCTTTAGTTTCTACTTTGTTGTGGGCGCAGAATCCTACACATACCAGTGTTTCTTCTTTAACGCTTGCACATCCAGAAAGTAACAACAACAAGATTAATACATGTTTCACGATGATCCTTAGATTACCAAGGTAACCCAGTACCGCGAGTAGGGTTAGCCTTCTCAGCAACCTGAGCCTCAATAGAAGCTTCTATGGTGTCCTTCTGAGACTGAGGGACATTGTCTTCCTCATCCACGTCCATCGTTACTACACTCATGTCTGCTAAGAGCCAGTCGATAGCCTGCTGCTCTGTAATGGATTCCCAGTCAACAGCAGTTCTAGTGTTATCAGTGGACACAGCCTGTGTACCATAGGAGCTACCAGTGTTACCGTCAGCGTCAACACCTGAGCAGCGCCAGTGCATCGTAGTTGCAACCTTCTTACCGTTAACTATGTTGTAATCAATAGCACTGATTGTCCATGTAATCGTTGTCATTCTTTATGCTCCTTCCAGTTGTGCGACTCTTGCACGTAAGTCTTGAATTTCTTTTACCAGCAAAGGAATTAGCTTTTGAGTTTTAATCCCCCACGGCTCCTCATCAACATCATCACCGCCAACATTTGTCGCTGGTTCGTATGCTTGGTTTAGCTCTTGAGCAACAAAACCGTAGTCAACATGGACTCCATCATTCCAATCAAATGATCTAATTTGCATCGCGTCAATAATTGAACCTGCGCTAGCAGAATCAACAATGTTGCTTTTAAGTCGTTGATCTGATGTTTGAACAATAGCTAGGTCAGTACCGTCATACTTGATTTCGCCAATACTTGTTCCATTCTGTCTGCATTGAATAAAAACGCCAACCGTTGATGTGCTTTCTCCGGGCTTGTTTAAATAAAGCGCCGCGCTGCTATTTGACCTAGAAATAGCAACATACCCTTCGCTACCACCAACGCCGAAGCCTTCTGTTGTTGTCGTTGTAATTAAATCTAATGGCCCAAGCGTGTCGCCAACCGTCAAGTTACCAGCGCTGTCAATACGCATACGCTCTGTGCCTAATGTTTTCCACGTATGCGTAGTAGCGCTATGTTGGAGCAGTGCTGTATCGTTATATGCAAAAATACTGCCCCACAGAGTGCCTGCTGTGTTAGTAAACTGAATTCGACTAGTTTGAGCGTCAGCCGTTGGCTCCATTGTCAGTCGCGGGGTTGAACCTTTGATACCAAATCCGTTGTGGGCTGCCGCATTTAGCTCTGTCCCGGCTGTGACTACTGATGTTTTTCCATAGAATGTTGTAGCGCCAGCGCTATCAATAGTTACCTTTCGTGCTCCTGCTGTCCACAACTGAAGCTGATCGTCAGCATGTTGATACCTAATTAAGCCGCGATAACTAGAATTACCATTAGTGCCATCCGCAAACTGAATGTCTCCGTTACTGCTGGTGCTACTGTGAATCGTTAATCCTGCTCCCTCAGAGCCAGAGCCTATTTGCAGGTCATCACCATTACCGCCGCCTAGTGTTGCGTTTGTGCGACCTATAAGGACGCTGCCACTAGAATCAATCGTAAGCGCAGTGCTTGTGGCGTCATCGTCAATACCTAACGATGTAAACGCCCCTTGTACACTCAGGTTGTTTTTCTGAACGAAATTTCCTAAATTAGACCATCTAGCAAACTCAGTAAATGTGTTATCACCATAACCGCCTATTATAATATTGCCATCAGCAGTGTCGCTTCTAGAGCCAAAGTATGTATTGCCGTTTATGTTAGTAAGCTGAGTGTACTGATTAGTACCGTTAGTATTTTGAACCCGAAGAATCGGGCCGCTTTTTGCAATAGTTATGTCGCCAGAAGTAATGTTTCCTGCAAAAGTCGTATTCTGGCTTGAGTTAATCGTGATAGCCGTGGACGTAGCGTTATCGTCGATGCCGGGGGAAGTAAAGCTTGAGGTTGCAGTCAGGTCTGTAAAGGTTCCTGATGAGCCGCCTTGAGAGCCAATCTTTATAACAGTTGATCCAGACTTCGTGTAGAGTTCTTTGTTAGTCAAGTCTACCGCGAGTTCGCCTTCACTTAACTGCCCTGCTGTGGGCGCACCTGAGCCATGCTTAGTAATAATAGTAGTCATTTAGTATGTGCCTCCGTCAACAGAAACTATAGAACCACCTAACGTCAAACTACCACTAGATGTTACTGCCCCTGTAAGTGTAATTCCATTAACTGAACCTGTGCCAGAAACACTGGTTACTGTTCCTACGCCGCTTTGGGTAACCCAAGCAGCGCCGTTGTAAACCTTTAAGGTGTCGGTTACAGAGTTCCAATAAACAGCGCCTTCTATTAATGCACCGCCTTGATTGTTTGTAGTTGGGTCAGATGCTTTAGCGCCTAAGTATCTTTCGTCAAAACTGTCGTAAAGTGTTTCTGTCGTAGACTCACTAGATGCCGCAGCAGTTGCACTAGATGCCGCAGCAGTTGCACTGGAGGCCGCTGCTGTAGCGCTAGAAGCTGCATTGGTTGCGCTAGAGTTAGCTGCCGAAGATGCTGACAATGCCGATGATGCGCTAGAGCTAGCAGAGATTGCTGCCGCAGCAGCCTGTGACGCACTAGTAGCTGCCGTACCTGACGACGAAGCCGCAGAGGTTGCACTGGATGCAGCAGCAGTTGCGCTTCCAGTAGCAGCCGTGGCTTGTGTTGTTGCTGTAGTAGCACTACCAGAAGCACTGGTGGCACTGGATGCTGCCGCAGTTGCACTAGAAGCCGCTGCTGTTGCGTTAGAAGCTACACTGGACTCACTAGCAGCAGCCGCTGTAGCACTGTCAGCCGCAGCAGTAGCCGATTCAGAAGCTTCGTTTGCTTTCTCAGTAGCAGTCTGGGCGTACTGTGCTACCTGTGACGCATACGCATCCGTAGAGGCATCACCTGAACCACCGTCACCCCGAAAGATAGGCATAGACTACTCCTGAGAAAACAAACAAGGAAAGAAAAAGGGGCCATTGCTGACCCCCTAGAGTTTTACTCGTCAGCAACAGCGAGGATAAATCCTG